CAGAGTAATATTTCTACCGCAGGTAGAGCTACTAATCGTTATGTAGAGTGGCAAATTCAAACTCTTGCTTCACCAAGCACAAGTAACTTTCAACTTGAAGGTGATGAGCCTACACCAACTGCTGCTACAGCTCGTAGTCGTGTTGGAAACAGAGTTGCTATTTCTTTCAAAACATTTGCTGTAACAACAACTGCTAATGCTGTTGATGTCGCAGGAATTGATGACGAACTTGACGAACAAAGACTACTTCGTGGTTTGGAACTCAAACGTGATATGGAAGTAATTCTGTTAAACAATAATGCACAAACAGTCGGTGGCACTCAAACTGTTACCGAGTGTGCAGGTTTACCATCATTTATCACTAATACTGATAATACAGGCACAGAAAGATTTACTGCTGCAACAGGTGATGGAACTGATGCTTGGAATTTTGCTAATTCCACAACAAGAGCATTAACACTTACTATTCTAAATGGTGCTTTGAAAGAAGCCTATGTAGATGGTGGTGCACCAGATTTCATTATGCTTTCACCTGACCAAAAAATTAAGTTTTCTGGTCTTGCATTAGCATCTTCTATTAGTGGAGCTGCCCAAGTGCGTCAAAGCATCAGTAAAGATGAAGCTGCAACTATTGTTGGTTCTGTAGAAGGTTGGCTATCGGACTTTGGTTCTATTGCTGTAACCGTCAACAGACAAATGGCAAGTGATACATCTTTCTTAGATATTACTGCTTTCATGGTTGATAGTAAGTATGCAGAAGTAGCATTTCTTGAGCCAATGCAAAACAGACCTTTGGGAACAACAGGTTTGGCAGATCGAGAAATGATTTATGCTAGTTACACACTTAAAATTGGTGCCCCTAAAGCCCATGCTTTTGTAAGTAATTTATCGTAACCTTCTTGGAGTGGAGAGGTTTAAACGCCTCTCCATTTTTTTATTATGCAAATTAGAAATAAAGACGTAGAAAAAGATGCTCCGTTATTAGGTATGGGTCATCCTGTACTATCGGATTATAAACTTGTTAAGAAAAATAAAGAGCAAGCTGTTTATGTAAAAACAGACCCTTTAACTTACACAAAAAGTTACATGGTTGTTGACCATAAAACAAAAGAAATTACTGTAGGAAAAATATTACCTGACAATATTGCTAAAGCAACTGTTAAGCTAAACAAAGAAAAACAGAATAACTTTGATGGTTATAAGGGTAAAGAAATGGTGCAAGAGTTTTCTGTACCAGAAATGTTATTCCAACAGATAAAGGAACAATCAGGCTTAGAAGCAAGAACAGGACTTTATGACGAGAAAAAAGCTAAGTCTATTCTTGATGACCCTGACAACAAATATTTAAAAACTGTACCCCATAAAATAGGCAACAGGAAACGTGAGATATGAGTATTGAAAACTATAATGAGTTACAAGCCCATTTAGCAGATACAATTAACAGAACAGATTTATCTGATGCTGTAACTACGTTTTCACCAACAGCTTTAGACAGTCAGATTAAAAGAGCTATTGCACAAGCAGAGCAAAGAATACAAAACAATATTATGTCTAAAGGTGGTATCAGCCACATGGAAAAGGTTGATGATACAGTTAATACAACTGGTGGTACTGAGTCAGTTACTATGCCAACAGGTTTTTTAGCTTTACGCAGTATGGCAATTACAACTAATCCTTATACAGTGTTGCAAGGATATGGAGATATTAACAGTTTGTTTAATACCTTTCCATCTACAACACAGTCTAAACCACAAGCCTATTCAATAGTCGGCACTAACAAGGCTTTTTTCAGACCAATACCAGATGCTTCTTATGATCTTAGAATTATTTACTATGAATCAATACCTGCTTTGTCAGCATCTAATACATCTAATTGGGTTTTAGAAAATGCAATAGGTGTTTATGTCGGTGCTTCTATGGTTGAGTTATGTTTGTATGTGCAAGATTATAATGCAACACAGATATGGGAAAGTTTTTATGATGCTCAATTAGCTGACCTAATGAGAGATGACAGAGTAACACGATTTGGTGTTGTACCAACAAGAGCTAGTGTCCAGGTTGCTATTGCATGACCAAACAATCTACTCTTGTAAGCAATAACCCAATAGAAATAACAAAATTTATAGAACGACAATTTCAAAGACCCTTACCTTTACAATCTTACTTGGTAGCCGATTTACCCGACCCTGCTGAATTTATTAATACAGCAATTATAGTTTCCAATGAAACAGGCGGTAGAACGATTGCAACAAGTGATGGCAGTAATTGGAAAAGAGTTAAAGACGGAGCAACAGTAAGCTAGGAAAAAATATGGCAGATTCAGCAACCACAAGAAACAGACTACGCAAACAAAGTTTAGGCAGTAATGTTAATACATGGGGAGACACAAAACTTAATGAAGTATTAGATTGTGTTGACCAGATAACAGATGGCGTAGAAACTATTAACCTAACAGGTGATTATACTCTCACTACATCTAATTACACTGTTAGCGACCAAGCAAAACAAAGAGTTTTATTGTTTACAGGTAGTTTATCAAGTTCTGCAAACGTAGTCGTACCTAGTTCTGAAAAACATTTCATTATTTATAATGCAAGTGGAGCAAACATTGTACCTAAAACAGCTAGTGGTACAGGTCCAACAATTCCAACAGGTTTTTATACGACAGTGTATTGTGATGGTTCTAATGTTTATTCCAGACCATTTTTTGTAAATGGTGCTATGCAAACGAGTGGTGCAGTTACAGTTGGTGGTAAAATCCTTAACCTCACTACAGGTACACTTGATAGTGATGCAGTTAATAAAGGACAAATGGACACAGCTATTGCAGCTTCAACATCTTCATCAACAGCAGGTACAGTAAAAGTTACATCTTCTGATACTACTAATAGATTTCTTGGTGGCGGTGGAGGTGCTTTACAGGCAGGTACAGGTATTACATTAACAGTAGGAAGTGCAGGTGCAGATGAAACACTAACTGTAGCAAGTAGTGTAACATTAGATGGTAAAGCAAAAGTATCTTCTAATGATACAACGTCAAATTTTCTTGAAAATAAAATAGTTGCAGGGAGTAATGTTACAGTTACTACACTTAATGATGGTTCTAACGAAACCTTATCTATAGCTGCAACTGTTCCTGCAACCATTGAAGAACACGCATTGTCATATGCTATGTCATTATAGGAGAATAATATGAGTTTAAAACTACTTGGTAAAGCTGATCTCAGTGCTACCACAAATACCTCAGTTTATACTGTTGGCTCTGGAAAAGAGGCTTTAGTTAATGTAAATGTTTGCAATCGAAATTCATCAGCAGTAACAGTACGATTAGCTAATGCAGATGGAAGCACACCATCAAATGATGAATACATAGAATATGATTACAGTTTAGCAGCTAATCAATCTTTCCAACGAACAGGAATCCATATGCAAGCTGCACAAATAATTGTTGCGTATTCATCTGCAACCAATGTTTCAGTTGTGGTTGATGGGCTTGAAAGGACAGCGACATAATGGGTATTCATAAACCAACAGCAGGAGCAGTCAATCTAAGTCATTATCCAAATGATACATTAGATACTGATAATTGTTATCCAAGTAATTCTATGCAACCAACATTTGTTGGAGATGGAACTTTTTCAGGCGATACGTTTTCAACAGGTCAAATTTACGCATCAGGTTTTATTGCAAGAGCAGATTTTACGTGTGATGGCATAGCTTGTGAAAACTGGTCAACTGGTGATTCTGGTGATGATTTTGTAATGGGAATATGGCAAAGTGATGCAACAGGGCAACCTACCACAAAAATAGGTCAAACTGCTGAAGTTGCACTTGATGGAAATGCAACAGTGCGTGTAGCAGATACGACTGCTGATGTTAGTATTACTAAAGGATTATATTGGGTCGGTTTATCTTTAAATGCAAACGCACAATTTATTAAAGATACACCTGGCACAAACCATAAAGCCTTTCAAACGAATTATGGAAATGTAATTTGGGCAGGAGGAAATTTTGCAGTAAATAATTATGGTTTGTGTTGGAAAAAAGCCTTTACCTATAACACAACTTTACCAGATATTAGTTCGCCAACTTGGAATACATTCGGTCCTGCTATGTGTTTAAGAGTTAAGTAAAAGGAAATAAAAATGGCAGTATATTATGATAAAAATGGAAATGCTGATTATTCAAAGCACGTAGCTCGTGAATACACAGAGCCAAAAAAATTAACAAAAACTGAATTTATGGATACATGGCTTGCAGGAGGTTTAACTGCATCACGATATGGTGTTGTGATTAAGGCTATGAGAGATAGTTCTGACGGTGATGTTATATATGCCTATGAACGCTATGCAGGGTCTAAGTTTTTTACCAAAGAAATTACAGAAAGTTTAACGTCAACATTGGTTAGTAAATCAATTATGACAAGTGATGAACGAACTGCTTTTTTAAATGCTTGGACAAAAGTGTAATGCCATTATCTGCAATTCGCATACAACCAGGCATACATCCAGACGATAGCCCTTTGACGGCTGAAAACTATTTTGTTGATGCAGATAAAATACGGTTTGTAAATGGAAAACCAGAAACAATAGGTGGTCAGGAAAAGGCTTCTACTGAAACAATATATGGTAAAGCCAGAGGTATGATGACATGGAGTGATAATAGTCGTAATCCTTACCTTGCTATAGGCAGTAATACAGACTTGTATGCTATGGATAATGATGGTGATTTATTAACAATTACACCAATTATTGAACGTGGCACATTATCAAATCCATTTACGACTGTAAATGAGAGTGCAACAGTAACTGTTGCTGATACATCTCATGGCTTAGAAGTAAATCAGCTTGTTAGATTTTCTGGTGCAAGTGCGGTTGGTGGAATTACAATCAATGGTGATTATCATGTTGTTAGTGTAACAAGTGCTAATGCTTATACAATTACACATACAGCACAAGCAACAAGCGGAGCAACAGGTGGTGGTACTGTTGATTATGAATATGGCTTAGCACCTGGACAAGAAAATGGTCTTGGAGGTTTAGGTTATGGAACAGGTGGCTATGGTACTGACGGATTTGCAAGCCCTAGTACAGATTTAGATTTATTTCCTAGAACATGGACACTTGCTAAATGGGGTCAGAACCTTATTGCTTGCCCAAGAGAAGGGCAGATATATGAATGGTCTCCACAAACAAGTGCAACAGAAGCCATTAGTGATGGTGGGTTTACCACTATTGGCGGTTATTGGACTTTAGGTACAGGGTGGAGTTTAACAGGGAGTGATATTAAAGCATCCGCAGTTAATAGTGACTTAACACAATCCATATCATTAGGTGCAGGTGCATGGGCAATATTAGATTTTGATGTCAGTATTGCAAGTGGTTCTGTTTATGCTTTTTGGGGAACTACAACAATAAAAGCAGCAATAGGCTCATCAGGTACATATAAAGAGGTTTTTTATACAGGAAATGGTGGCAGTCAAACATTTAAACTAACAGGAGGTGGTTTAAACGGTGCGGTTGACAATGTTTCTGTTAAGCAATTAATGAGTGCTAATTTAATACCCAATCAACCTGCTAAAGTTGGCTCTACATTTGTAACACCAGAACGAATATTAGTAGCGGTTGGTAGCACAGATGGTAATGGTAATTATGACCCATTAAGAGTTGCATGGACTGATACAGGAAACAATCAGACATGGACTGGAACTGCAAGTAACCTAGCAGGTAACTTTACACTAAGTAATGGTACATATCTTGTGCGTGGCATATCTATGCAGAATGAAAATGTTATTCTTGGTAATGACATGATTTATACTATGCGGTTTACCTCTGACCCTACAACTGTATTTAACTTTGATTTAGTAGGTACTGGTTGTGGTTTAATTAGCCCTAATGCAGTTTGTGAAGCAAGAGGAAGATTGTATTGGTTAAGCCCAAGTGGTCAGTTTTTTGCCTATGGTGGTGGTCAGTTAGAACCCATTGTTAGCTCTGTACGAAGAGAAATGTTTAGTAATTTAGCATGGGTACAACATGATAAAATATACGCATGGCATAACTCAGCATACAATGAGGTATGGTGGAGCTACCCTGATGAACGTGATGGAAACGAAGTATCTCGTTATATTATTTACAGTTATACAAACGGAACATGGAGTTTAGGTACATTTAACCGATCTTCATGGTGTGATGCAGGAAGTTATCAATATCCATTGGCAGTAGATACAGATGGTAATATTTGGTTTCACGAAAAAGGGTATTCAGATGATGGCTCTGCACGTTCTTGGTCATTAACTAGCGGTTGGTTTGATATCGGTGATGGTGATAAGCATTTGCTTATTAATGGTATGTACCCTGATGCAGAAGATTTGCAAGGTGGTTATAACGTAACCTTTACCACTCAAATACGAGATGCAAGAGGCACTAATGAACGTGCGTACAGTTCTCAAAACATAACAAACAACACAGGTCGTGTTGATGTAAGAGCAACAGGACAGATAGCTAAAATTACATGGAGTGCAACTGATGCACCTAGTTTTTACAGACAGGGTACTCCATCAATAGACATTAATCCAACAAGCAGGAGAAGATAATGGTTTTTGGAATTGATTTAGGTTTTAAAAAAGACAAAAGCAAAGAAGATATAGATCGTACAGAAAAAATAGAAGAAGATAGAAAAACGCTACCTATTGTTCCTGATGATTGGATGAGAATGTATGGTCAGTTAGCTGATTTAATAGGTTTTGGTCAGTCTTTTCGTGGTGGCACAGTAGATGATATGTATAGACAAGGTACAGATCGTTCAGCACAAGGCAATTTAGTTCCTCCTGCCTTAGATAATTATGGTGGCACATTTCCTACAGGAACAGAGTTAGGTAATTTAATAACAGGTGGCGGTTTTGAAAACATTGGCAATATGCAAAATTTAAACATGGGTATTACACAAGAACAGGTAAATTTATTTAGACAAGCAGGTATTCCAGAAGATCAAATTTTTGCTTTGATACCAGAACTAAATACAGATGAAGAATATAATAATCTTGGAGAAGGTATGTTGTTTAGAGATGAAGAAGGAATAAAAGTAAAGCCTAGAGCAAACAACTCAAATATGAGTTTATCAGGAGTATAGTAAATGGCAATTTTTAGAGGCGAACCTGTAGCAAATAGTCCAGGAATGAGAGATCAAACAGAAATATCTAAACCTATTAACGAACCTATATATGACAGAGCTTTTTCTGTTAGCGAGTTGCCTGTAGAACAACAAGTAGGTGTTGGTTTGACTCCTGCACAAGCAGAAGCAACACGAAGGCAGTTAGCGTTATTAGACGAACAGCCTAGAGGGTTAGATTATCTTGAGGATTTAACAAGAGGCTCGGCTCAAGGAATTGAAGATTTAGGTGCTGACTATTATCGTGGGTATATGGACAGGGGTTCTTATACTATGGGTAGTTTAGAACAAAATTATCCAGAATTGTATGAACGTGAACAGGCAATCAGGGCAGGTGATATAGACCCTTACCTACAACAAATTGGCGATCAAAGTATAGACCCATATTTAGAAAGAGTACAAACAAGAGGTATTGACCCTGCGGATATATCACGTTTCCAAGACCCTTATATGCGTGACGTAGTAGATGCTTCATTAAGAGACTTTGATGTAGGAACTGATAGAGCAGCAAATGTAAGAAGAGCAAGACAGGCAGGTGCAGGAGCATTTGGAGGCAGACAAGGATTATATGATGCTCAGTTAGATGCTGAAATAGCAAGGCAAAGAGGTGGATTAGGTGCAGGATTAAGGTCACAAGCCTATCAACAGGCTTTAGGTGCAGCTATGCGTCAAGCAGATTTAGGTCAAAGAGCAGATATATCAGACCAATCTACAATGTTAAGAGGTGGTCAAACACAGCTACAAAGAGATTTAACAGCAGACCGTTTAAACCAAGCCACTATGTTAGCAGGTGGAAGAGATCAGTTAGCAAGAGATTTAACTGCTCAACAAGCAACTGCAAGAAATATTATGAATCGCAAACTACAAGATGCAGATTTAGCCTATCAAGGTGATAGACAAAGATTAAATGCTATTCAAGCAAGAGAACGTGGTTTAAATATGCAAGCAGGTTTAGCACAAGAATATGCACGTTTAGGTTTACTTGGTCAGCAAATAGGTCAAACAGGCATGGGTCAACTTTATGACTTTGGTAAAGGACAATTTACTCAACCTCTGCAACTTCTTGAACTTGGAACAGATAGATTTGGACAAGATGTAGATTACGACAGATTTACTGATTTTGACCAAACAACAGAAAGAGCAGGATCAGGATTTAATGCAGGGTACAAGGCAGGTACTAAAGGCTTTTTTGAATAATAAGGATTAATTAACATGGTAGCACCACTCGCATTATTTTTAGGGTCA